TTCTGTCCAATTAAAATTTGATAAATCTTTTGTTAAATCTATTAAGCTCATATTTTATCTCTGTGAAAAAGAATTGTTCATATCTCGACCAAGTTTCTTTGTCTGTACTTCTGCCTGTTCATTTCTCGTTGACATCAAACTAACTAACTTATCAAGTTTTGAATTAGTATGAGCCATATCTCCGTATTGCATTGTTCCTTCCGCCATGCGTGGAACTGATGGTAATATATTACCATTAACACCTGGAACAAATAATTCAGGTCGTTTCTCTCCAACCACATAAGGACTGCCAGATCTAACAGGACCTCCTCGTTCTCTACCAGCCGCGTACCCAATACCACTACCAATTATTGAACCACCTGCAACCATTGTTGCCCCCATTATTAAATCTTTTGAACCACTAAGAATTCCAGCAAAAGGATTTACAATTCCTTTCATCACGGTTTTCATTGCAACAAGTAATCCGAATACTCCACCGAGAACTGCCCCATACATTGCAAAACTCTTACCAGTGTTTTTAGCACCATCCTCTTGTGTTTTCATAAACTCTGCTAAATTTGCACCACTCAATCCAATGGCATCTCCTAATGACTGCCGTTGCACTACACTCATCCTTGCAAATTCAGCTTCACCACCTGCTTGCATCTTAACCTCTTCCATCATTTGTGCTAAATCTCCACTAAATGCAAGACTTCTGGCCTTATCAAGATTAATTGACCTACCAAGTAACATACTTGCTTCTTGTTCTGCCGCTATTGATGATTCGAAATCTAATAATTTTTCTGCTACCGAATTAGTAGCACTTAAATCTAATCCCATTTTGGCTGCCTGTTTGGCAGCTTCTTCCATATTTTTACCACCAGCTTTCGCGAAGTTTGCAAACATATCAGCATTAGAGGCTAAATCACCCATTACTTTGGAAGCTGATAAACCTTCTTTCTTAATTTCTTTCAGAAACTTGTTTTGTCTATCTAAAGCCATTCCTTTGGTTTCATTAGTAATCGATGTTTGTAACATCAATACCTTTGCCATATCAGTTGCCTGTGCTCCTGTAAAGAATGACATCAATTTCATATCTAAAAGTACTTCGTTACTTACTCCTCGTAGGCTACCAAATTCATCTAATAATGCCTTTGTTTGATCTTTGAATAAAATTGCAGAAATATTTAGTTCACTAAAAGAAACTCCTAATTCTCTTGAGAAATTAAATGTAGATACTGTCCATGCTGCTATAGCTCCACCAACTGCTAATGCTGCAGGTGCCATTCTCTTCATCGCTGCAGCTGCTTTGTCTTGAGATTTAGCAAATTTGCCTGTTGATTTACTTCTTGACTTTCCTTGGTCATCCATATAGATATCTGGATTTGACATTCCACTTTTAACGGACTCGGTGAAAGCATCAGCCATGTTTTGACCTTTACCTTTCAAATCAAGTTTCGATGAAAGTAACTCCCCAATAAAAGGAATATTTTTAACCATACTATCTAACTCATCAAATGGTTTTTTAATTAAATCAGATTGGGTATTAATTTCTGTATTTAATTTTTTCTGTATATCATACTCGGCCTTCATTTTTCTTAAAAATAGTTCTTCATCACCAAGTTTTAATTTTATAGACTGTCGTATCTGTTTGCTAAAATCAAGACTTCTAAATTCTTCTGTTCCAACGGCATCCATATTAGAAAGATACTCACCTGAAATATCAACTATTCCTTCCAAAGACTTAATTCTTTTCTTACTTAATATATCACCTTTTTGATCTAACGATAGTGATTTTGCACCTATACTTAATAATGATTGTTGGGTTGATACACTTGATTTGGAATCTTTACTAAAAGCTTTAAATGCCTTGGCATGTTCTCGTGCAAGATTACGAGTTTCTTTTGCAGAATCTGATGCCTTCTTGGTAGTTTTTACGAAATCCTTTGAAGTTGCCAATGCCCTTTGTTCGTATCCAGTAAGGTCTTTCCATAGTTCTTTATTGAGCACCATCCAACTTTTAAAGTTTGCGCCTATTTTCTCCCACGACTTTTCATCGAAGCCAAAGTCTTTAGGATTTACTTTTGGTGCTTCTTTCTTGGCCATTTAGGTTTTCCGTTTTGATTTATAAATCTTCGAGGTCCTTTGCGAGTTTTTCATAATCTGGCTCGTCTTGACCTTGTAACCTTGCAACTAATTTGTCTTGAAGTTTTTCTGCCTCACGAGATAGTTTTTGAAGTTCTTTATCGTTTGCAAATAAATTGCTTATAAATTTACTTCCCCTTCTCTTACCTGCATTTTTCCAAAAGGAATCCATAAACTCGTATAGAACTCTTTCGTTTTTTATTTTGTACTTAGGCATTTTGTGTTTCTCCGAGTGATTAAAACTGAATAATTCTTATCAGTTATAAATATCAAAATATCTGAAAATTACTTTCTTCTTGGAGTGTTTGATTGAGATTTTTTAGATGCTTCATCGTAAGCCTTATTCTCATCATCGTACTGAGCCTGTAAACGTTTTAAATAATAAGTTCTTAGATAAATGGGCATATTGTAAACCTCACTAAAGTGGAATCCACCTTTAGCGTGATATATTAAAAGAAATATTTGGTTGTGTATTTCTGGTTTATCAACCGGCAGAAGGCCAAAAAAATCGAGCGGTTATTGGAACCGCTACCTCCTCGAAGTCTCCATTATCAAATTCAATTGTATCTGATAAATCAACATCAGGAGTAACAGAAGTCAAAAACGTTCTGTATGCAAATGAGTCTATTGAGAGAAATTCAGTTTCTACGAAATTATTTATAAATTGTCTTTCATCATTACCATCTACTGATAGTATGGAAGCCTTTAAACGAGTGGTTATTTCAGGATCAATACCTGAACCCTTCGTTATCTTTCTCATTGCCTTTAATTCAGCATCTATATTTTTTTCTTCTCGCTGTGTTAGAATTTTAAAAGTAATCTTTTTCTTAGACGCGGGTAATTCAAATAGAAATTCATTTTTACCCTTAGTGTGTTTCTTAAAGTCTATCTTTTTGTGTTCTAATTTACTTAAATCTACCGAATGAGTTTTCTTCTCATTATTACTTGGATCAGTATATTCAAATTCATAATCTTTACCATAGGCCAATACTCTTGATGCTACCATTATTGCATTTTTATCACCGATGAGTACATCGTCAAGATTTACTCCTTCTGAAACTACTAATGCCTCTAATAGTCTATCCAACACTATACCTTTCTGTATTAGATTGGCTGATGTTAGTATATCTTCTTCTTTAGCCGTCATATACTTGATTTCTACTTGACCACTTGATAACGGACTACCATCTGGATAAAAATATCCCTTAGAAGGTAAATCTATCACCTCGGTGGGAAATTGGCGTTTTTCTTCTGCCATTGTATTCTCCTTTGTATTATTTTTCTATTGTATTGTATACAATATAACCATTTTTATAAAACTATAGTGCTGGGTATCGATTAAAATACCCAGCCTTTAAATTACTTACTTTACTTCGGGATTTGATTTCCCAACAGCGTCTCTAACGGAATAAAGTCCGAAAGATGCTAATATTGTCCAAACTAACTCAGGTACTTGATCTACTACACCTGCTGCTTGAAGAACACCAACTGCACCAGCTATTACTGATGTCCAAATGGTTTTTGATTTCCACCATTCTTTGTCTGATATTACTGCCATGATTGACTCCTTGTATTATTGTTATTTAGAATTGTAAGATTGCGTAATCGTATCTCAATGTAAGAGTAATGTCTGCAGGATCAGTAGTGTTTGACCAATCTAAATCATTAAAATTAGCATTTGTGATAAAAGCTCCCTTTAATGTCCACTCCTCTACTTTGTCACCAACGGGTCCTAAAACATTGATAGTTACGTCTTTCTTATAGAAATCGGAATAACCATCTCTACCTGTTACGGACTCGTGACCTAATCTAACCCACTCCATTACGGCTTGTGCTCCACTCGGAACAATCGGGTCATATAAAGTTATTTCTAATTCTTCCCATGCCCCCTTACCTTTAACATATCGTTTAACATTGATGTGGTCAAGTTCGATAGTTTCAAAGGCGATTGAAGGTCTGTTTGCTGTCTTAATAAGATAAGATGGAATACCCTCTATATACATAATGTACCGATTTTTCGTTTTCGGTTCAAACGGTGTAAACATTATCTCGGAAGGATCTAATAGTTCTGCCATTGTTAATCTCCAATAAATTTTTTCTTCAACTATAAATATCAGTTTTTATAAAAAACATCACATTCATTATTCATAGTTTTATAGAAGTTATATTTTAACCTCATATATAAATATACAAGGCAACAAAAAACCCCTCAAAAAGAGGGGCTTTTGTTTTATTAATCTATCGATTAAACTTACTCAGGAAATGCTGCTCCTGTAGGTTGTACTATGAAGTCCAATACAATAAACTCAGCTGTCCTTGTTGGTTGGATAAATATCTGTCCAACAAGTTGATTTCTATCAACAACATCTGGTGTATTATTAGTATCGTCCATTACTACTCTGAATGCTGACAAACCACTATTGGCTTGAACTGATTCTAAGAAAGGATTCACGATATTCATAAAACGATTTCGTGTTCCTGCAGTATTTTGTTCAAATACTAAATACCTACTTGAAGATGCAATAAACTTTTTAAGTTTAATTAACAATCTACGAACATTCACTCTATCAAGTGCTGATGGTCTAGCCTGTAAGGTTTTTTGTCCCCACACACATACACCTTGACCAGGGAAAGAAGCGATTGGATTAACTCTTTCTTCATAAAGGTCATCCCTTTCTGAATGAGTCAATCTTGTTTGTGCTTCTAACACACTTGTCAATCCACCACGATTCAAACCTGCTGGTGCGAACCATTCGTGGGCTACTTTATCAGTAAATGCTATTACTCCAGGTAATACTACTGATGGCGGAACCCATACAGGTAATGATGTATTTCTATCAACAATCTTTACCCAAGGATAATAGGTTGCTGCGTAGTTTGTATCGAGTGCGGCTACAGCTGCTGTTGCAGTTGCTATTGTATCACCATACTTAGTAGCGTCCATTACATAGAAAGTATCACCACGAGCTTCACACTTAGAAATAGCGTGATTGGTAACCTTAGAATGTAATCCGTGAACTACTCCAGGAGTTACCAACATATTGATATCAAATTCATCAGGATTACTGATTGCGTTAATAGCTTTCTTATAAGCTACTGAACCACCACTTGATGAGGTTGAAATATCAAACCCTTGTGTGTTTGCACTTGTAATGTCTGCTCCTACTAACTTTGGTGCTGCTGGATTAACACTATCGAATCCACCTTGAAATGGAACAACGAACTTTCTCTGTTTAATATGAGAAAGTGTTAAGTTGACCTTTTCTGATGCATCTGAGAATGTATCACCGAGTGTTGAAGCGTCTGCATGACCACTAAATTCTTCAATACTCATAGTAGTATGATTTCCACTACCAAAGTTATTTATTGGTGCCAAGTATTGTCCTGCGTCTGCGTTACCAAAATCATGTCCAAAGAATATATTACTATCGAACTCACCATTACTATTAACCTGTGTGTCTTTAAATGACCAAGTTGGAATGGTTGTGTCTGAACTACCGAATGGATTTGATATTGCTGAGTGTCCCATTGGAACTACAGATACAGGCACTTCATTATCTGCAATTGCTTGGAAATCAAATACATAAATGTATTTAGACATATTTGGCCAATCACCATTATAAGTGAGTTTTCCATTTGCGTCTATGGTTACATATCTATCACCAATTCTTCTTGCAAAATAATTAGTACTTGTAGGATCAAAATTCAATCCATCAAATTGTTCTAATATATTGTCTTTGGTTTGATTATTATCATTTAATCCTGTCTGTCTTACTTGTAATGAAAACGAACCAAAATCACTACCAGCTATTGTACCGGCCTTCTTAATATTTAAGATTGCGACTTTGTATTTGTTATTAACATCACTTCCATGTGAACGAGATTTAACTTTAAACAAGTTATACTTAGAATTGTTTATAGTTTGTGATTGTATAGATGGTGTACAAGCGTTATCATAAGTTGTTGCTAATGAAATTGTTCCATCTTCTACACTCAAGTCATCAGTTGTTGTCCAAGCCTTTCCACTTTGTTCATACTTGAAGTTCTTATACAGATAAGCTGCTACTGTATTTGTTCCAGATTTAGCTACTTGTGCATCCGTGCTAAATACCTCATCAATATATGATGCGTAAGTACTTCCTGTGTGAAATCCAAAAGTATAAGTTCTTGAGGTCAAACTATTTAATCCCCAATTACTACCACTTAATACAAGTGAAGCTGATGCCCAATTACCAGTAATCGTACTACCTTCTAAATCAGCTGCTCCATTTGCTCCACCCCTTGATGGTGCCAATATTGCAAGTGTTGTAGATCCTACTGAAGCTGCTCCACCAGTTAATGTAGTAGTTGTACTACCTGAAGTAAATGTGAAACTATTTCCTGCTGTATTTGCACTAGATGCACTTATATGTAAGAAACCTGTTGCACGTGCTGCAGTTACACCGATAGTATTTGCTACTGCTGTCATTTTTGCTGCCAAATTAACAACACCAGTACTTCCAGTTGCTGCCAACGAAGAACTACCAACAAAGTAAAAGGTATTACCTACATCAGCAGGTACTGGTGCATCCGATGCAATGAAATTGAACGATGTACCACCGAGTCCGACTAATGTAAATGTATCACCATCGCTCATGTTTGTAATATCAACACTACCAACCGCAGGTGATGCTGCTGTAGTTGAACCTATCTTGATTGCCAATGAATCTGCTGTATATCCAGATGTGTTAAGAACACGAACTATCGTTACTTGTCCTGCACTTCTTAAATATTGTTCGACTGCGTAAGGTGTGTAAAAACGTTTATCTGTTGATCCAAACATTTCTTCAAACTCAGGAAAATTCCTAATAATTGTAGGTACAAAAGCTGGGCCCTTTAAAGTAGGTCCAATTATTGCTGCTCCAATTTCTGCAATTCCTTGAGGAAGAAAAGATAAATCACGTTCTCTCGTAAATACACCCGGACTTACGATTCTTTCTGCCATTTTATTTCTCCTATTAATATTATGATTTAAATAACTTTATTAGCCCAAAAAGACTATGAATATTTTATATAAATATCGTCTAAGTTTCTCAAACGATAGGTTTGATTGAGTTTATTTAAATAGTCTCTGTAGTTTTTTCAGGTGTGGGTGTGAATACACCAGTTGTTGGATCTAAATTTCCAGGACCATATTTTTCATTTAAACTTTTAACTAATGTTCGTTCACCTTCCTGAATTCCAGCATAATCAACTTCTAACTGAGCTTCTTGATTTTCTATTGTATCGAGTTGCTGTTGAACTAATAGTTTTTGAACTTTTAGTTGTCCAAATTGTAGTTGTTTTTGTTGATATGTTGTCTGAAGTTCCTTTAAAGATTTCAATTCATCTTCTGTGAATTTTATCTCTTGATTTGCCATAACTTGTTCTCCTTGTTACTATTAATGGGTTTTAGTATAACTTATATACTTCTATTGTATATATATATTAAGTAAAAATCTCTAATTCACTTTTTTCTTGAGAATTTCTACCTCTTGTTTTAATTCTTTGATTGATTCTATTAATAACGGAACGATTCTCTTGTAATCTACTCCTAAATAACCATTTTTTCTCTCTATTACGATTTCAGGAATGACTTTTTGGACTTCTTGGGCTATAACTCCAACATCGTGTCCTCTTTCTTGTGCCCATCCAGGTGATTTATCATTCCAATCAAATTCCACACCTCTAATCTCACCTATCTTATCCAATGAACCTTGTATAACTTCTATATTGTCTTTAAGTCTTTCATCTGATGAATTATATGCCACTACATCACCATCTGCTACTATATCACCACTTGAGGATATCTGTCCCATAGTGAGATGTGAAGTTACTGAACCACTTATGTTTCCACTACCAGTTATATGACCAGATACATATATGGTATCAAATTCTACTTTTGATCCTGAGACTGCTACTTTTTTCCAATTTGGCATTTAATTTATCTCCCTACGGTTGGATACTCTTTCGAGCCCACTTCCCAATGTCGCCAAACATCAGGCCAATAAAGTTAATCTTTTATCCAAAGTTCTCCATCTTTC